AGAAAAATTTCCCATTATTCAGACGCCCAAGACAGATATACCGAAAACGAATTTATAAGAAAAGGAGATGATAGAAGCAGAAAGACCCAGGAAGAAAAACTAAAACCAACAACCCAGAGCAGAAACCCAAAAACGTGATAGGCTCCGCAGGAGCCGGAAAGGTGACAAAATGAAGAAAACCAAAAAAGAAAATTATAGGATCGTAACAGAAAGCGGAAAACAGTTATTTAACCAAAATTACACGGAAGCAGGAGCCAACAGAATATGGGAAATGTACAACGGAATATACACCGATGACAACGGAAACCAGGAATATATCTACGTAGAAAAAATATAAATAATTGCTGACCTATCGGCAGGACGGGGAGAAAGAGGAGCAACATGACACAACAGGAACTTGAAATCAAATGCGAATTTTTAGAAAAAAAGACTCAAAAGGATCTATGAGATATGTAGTCAATATCCTGATA